GCCGCGTCGCGCAGCGCCGAGAAGCCCAGCAGCATGCGCTGGTTGCGAGACAAGCCCGCAAAAGGATCAGTCGCGCCACCGACTTGGGGCGCTTCCTGATAGCCGCTGAACAGGTTGCCGAGACCTTGGCCGATCCGGCTCAGGAAGCCGGGCTGCTGCGGTGCGTTGGGGTCCATCGTCATGTCGCTGTCCTTACCTGAATGCCGCGAAGCCCTGCCCCAGCGACCCCAGAGCCGCCAGAGTGCCCGAGAAGCCGGGCCGCTCACTGGTCGTGGCCGTCTGGCCGATCATGCCGGACCCAAGACCGCCTGCGCCGACCATCGCGCCAAGCTGGGTCAGCGGATACTGCTGTTCACGCAGGAACTCGTTGTAGGCCGCTTCCAGCGCCGCCTGATCGGTCGTCTGCTGGAGCGCCCCAAGCTGCTGCATGCCCGCCGCCGCTTGGCCCGCTGCGCCCTGCCCCATCTGAAGCTGGGCCATCGTGGCGGCCTGCGCCTCGTTGTAGCCCTGACGCATCAGGTTGGCGATGAGTTCGTCCTGCGCGACCTGATAGGCCGCCTCGCGCTCGGCTTCGTAGACGCCCCGGCGTACATTGCCGAACGCGCCAGCGCGGGCGATGTCGGCCTGTTCCTGCGTCCGAGCGATCTCACGCTCACGCGCCATCCGGGCCAGCGCAGGGTCCATCACGTTGGCCGTGTAGGACGACAGGTTGGCCTCGTTCATCGCCTGATAGTCGGCGGGCGTCATGCTGGAGAGCGCGCCGATCTGCTCGTAGTACGGCTGCGCGGCCATCGACATTTCGCTGACCGGGGCGACGAACTCGCCGCCATATGCTTGGAACGGCGTCTCGCCGACCTGCGTGGCCGCCGGAAAAACCGACCCAGTGTAATAGTCTTCCAGAAACTGCGGCACGGTGGCCGTGGTTGTCTGCGTCGTAGAGCGCCCGGAACCCATTTTATATCTCCATCTCGTAGGTCCGTGAGACCTCTTTGAACTTGCACTTGGATGCGTGCTTGATCCACCCAAGCCGCCCCTCGGCGTCGATTGCGTCACACCCCAGCGCCTGTGCGGCTTCAACCAGAGTGGCCAGCGCGCCCTCAATCCACACCTTCATGTCGCTGCCTGCGATATGTGTGATGCGGAGGACGCTGCGGCGAGGGTGCTTGAGGATCGTGGTCAGTATGACCGCCTTCAGCTTGTCCTCGACCTTGACCGCCCAGAGTTGTTGGCCTCGGGCCTCAAGGTCATGTTTTAGGTCGTCCATCCCGATGCTGTTTGCCACGCGGCGCTGCGACCTACGAAGAAGGGGCGCGATCTGTGGCCAAGCGTCATCGATCAGAGTATGATGAACGAGATGCACGTTGACTGTCATATTATTCTTTTTCTCCCGTGATGTCACCCATGCAGCCTTGTGATGGCCAGCGTGGATGCAGGGGTGGCCGGACAGAACGCGGTGGCCGCGAAAGACTTCAGACTGCCAGTCGTGCTGTCCACTGCCCACATAGCTTCCAGATAGTCCCCAGCGCTGACTGTAATCAGCGCCGTCCGGCTGACCACCAGCGTCGCGCCGTTTTGATGAAGCGCGTTCTTCATGGTCGATCCAGTGGCGTCGGTGCCGTTGATGCGCGGCCAGAAATAGAAGTTCACCGTCGAGGAGGATGTCGATGAAATTTGCGCGGAGAAAGAAACCAGATATTCGCCCGCCTCTTCAAAGACGATCCGCGAAGACGGCGTTCCGAGAGAGATGCCGTCTGCTACATCAAGCATATACGTCAATGCGTACGCAGTATTGGCCGCTGCGGCGGTGACATCCGAAGAAATCGTTGCCACCGCGTGGCCGTCTTCCAGAACGATTTGACGCCACTCGTTGTCCTTGCTGACCACCGGGTAGCCGTTCGCGGCATCCCACAACAGGATGCCGTCCTCGGTCGCCACGTCGCTGTCCGACTTGTAGACAAGCTGCACAAGCTGGCGCGTCAGAGAGCGCACCAACTGGCCCGCCCATGCCTTCCAATCTGCGCCGCTCGGCGATGGTAGCTGCGGCGCGCTCATCTGCGGCCCGCTTCCGTTACGTCAACGCGCGGGATACCGAACCGCCACGCCGTCAGCGTGTTGCCCGTGACGCGCATCCGGGCCTGACGGCCAGCAAAGCGCACGCTGGTCGGATTGGACATATCATACGGGCCGAAGCTGCTTTCGGTGCCGTTGGGATACAGACGGGTCTTAAAAGTAATGGTTACGTCGCCTTGCGTCCGCTCGTCGGGTATCAATTTTCGAACATTCAGGATGCGGTCGCCGCTGCCGATCGATGCCGGGCCACTCTCGGCGTAGACCTCTGCGCCGCCGTAGTTGAAGCCCGTTTCGTGGTCGTACACGTTGCCGCTGTCGTCGGCGTAGATCGGCGCTCGGAACACACCACGGTCGATGCCGCAGGTCCGCGTCATCTTGCCCAGCAGCCAGTGCCCTTCCTTGTAGTCATAGGCGACATAGCTGTCGATTTCCTCGGACGACGACGAGCAATAGAACCACCAGACCTCTCCGTTCTGGCCGTTCTGGATGGCCCACGTCTTGCTGATTTGGGCGGTGTTGATGTCCAAGAATACGGCGTCGCTGACCTCGCAGGGCAGTTGCTGCACGGTCTGGCCGTCGAAGCGGAAGAAGTTCTTGCCGCCCATCCAGAAGACGCCCGCGTCGGTCGAGACGATGGCCTTGCGGGCAATCAGGCCGCAGGACGACCCAACGCGCTCGAACTGATGCACAAACGGCGGGCCAACATAGACAGACCGATGCGCGTCGCTGTCAGTGACGATCAGCGACTGGCCGTTCGCACGCACGCCCGCCATGATCTGGCCGGAGGTTTGCAGGATTTGGCTGCCCGCCTGATTGGTCGCAGCGGCGGTCCACGTCGTGTTGTCTTCTTGATCGCACCAGTCCACCCGGCGCGGATCGCCGCCTGCGCCCAGCGCGAACAGGAAGCGCTCTTCGGTAGACAAGACGCCCGAGCAGCTAGTAGGCGCGCCAGAGATAGCCGCTGCGGGCGTGGCGGTGTTTAGCTGCCACTCATACAGCTTGCCGTCCGACGTGCTGCACGCGACCAGATACTGTCCCCACGTGTCCAGCGTCCACGTGGTGGCCTCCGAGTAGTTTCCAGTGTCCGGGCGCTCGACGCCGTAGAAGCTGGAGCCGTAGACGCCGCCGCTGTAGCCAGTATTCACGGCGGCATCCTCAATGCCCGCCGTCAGGCCCACCGGGGTGATGTCGTACACGTCGCCCGAGGCGTCCGCGCTGCCGGGCATCACGTACAGCTTGTTGTACGTGCCCGAGGCGATCCAGCGGGTGTTGCTGTTGTCCTGCCAGCCCGCCATGCCGCGCGGGGCCGCCGCGTAGGCCGAGGCCACTCGGTCGCGCCACCCCCCGATGGGGCGCAGGCTGCCCTCCTTCCAGCGCACCAGACTGCCGTCACGCCAGCGATTGCTGCCTTCCAGATCGGTGCCGTTGCGGAAGAAGCCGGGCGGGAGTTGGATGGGTATCAGGGGCATCGCTGATCCTTACGCTAGGCTAAGTGCATGCCAGTAGGCGCTGGTGGTGGGTCTGCTGCCCGATCCAGAGGTCAGCGTCACACTGCCGTCTGGCACATAATTTCCGTCCCAAAGGCTAATTTCCATGTCCACCACGCCGTAAGACGTACTTTCGCCGCCGAGCCCAGCCACAACATAACTCTGACTGACGCCCTGATCGCGTGACGCTCCATCAACTGTTCCGGGCGTGTAGGTCACTGTTGAGCTAAAGCCGCCAGTCGATTCACCAGTTACGCCGATCTCAATGAAGCCAACGCAGTCGCTGTATCCAGAAGTCGATACGGAGCCAGCAGAGACATCAGAGCGGCTTATCGTTGCTGCACCAGAGCCATATGGAGACCCAACGACCATCGTCTTGACCAGACCCGTGATCCCAGTGGTGCGAGTGCCAGACGACGAAATGGCATAGCAGATTTTCCACGACACATAGGCGTAGTTGAAATCACCCCCGCCTGTTTCGCCGTAGCCGTAGTAATTGCCAGATGCAACTGCGGTGTAGCCAGTCGGGGTCGCGGGAACATTCGGTCCAGTTCCTGTGCCCGTGACCGCTTGGATGATATAGATAATATCCCCGTCACCCGACGTGGTGCGGTCAGTGCCGACATACGTCAGCGCTCCAGCCACTCGCAGATTGGGCGGCGCAGCCGCTGGGAACGGAAACGTCACTGGAGCGCCTCCACGGAGAGGGACGTGAAGCCGTTGATCTTGGTGATGTACAGGAAGAAGTCGTCGCCGTCAGTGGTCGTCAGAGACCCGGTTCCGCTCGTCTTGCTGAACCCGCTGGCCGTGATAGCACCAGCAGTGGCGTTGTTGGTCATCTGAATGATGATCGTATAGTCTCCAGTCGCAGTCGGCGCAGCCAGAGTGAACGCGCCACCATTTACGATGCGCTTCAGGTTGCCGCCAGCCGGGGTGGGCGTGTAGGTGCCGCTCGACTTGGTGCCGTCGTCATCCGCCGTGGCCGTGTAGCCCGCCGTCAGGTTGTCGTCGGTGTCGGCCTTCAGGATTTCGGCGTCGGCGGCTTCCTTGGCATCCAGTTGCGTCTGGATGTTGCTGGTCACGCCGTAAACATAGTTGATTTCGGCGGTCGTGGCGGTCACCCCATCCAGCAAGTTCAGTTCAGCCGTAGTGGCGGTCACCCCATCCAGCAGGTTCAATTCCGCCGTCGTGACGGTCGCGCCATCCAGAATGGCGAACTCGGTGGCGTTCGTGCCGCCGAGCAGCGTGTCCAGCGCGCTCCAGTTGGAATTGAGGTCGGTGCCCCACGTGTCTTCGGAACCGCCAACAGTCGGCAGGTTCCACGAATAGTTAGTCGTCGTTGCCATGTTGGCCCCCTATTTGCTCGACCCTTTATATCACGTGTCAAGCAGCGATGTCAGTATAGCCCGATTTCTTGGTCCATGTGTTGGATGACGAGCCTGCAACTACGCCAATGGCGTATATACCATTAATATATACAATAGCGCCAAACGCTGACGGGCCTCCTAGATGCTAGAATATCACAGCATCCGAAGGTTCTGTAGCCCGTTCAGATATGCCTCCGCCTGACGCGGACACTTGAATGCCGTGCAGAAGTTGGCGTCGTAGTCGGCCTGATCGTCCACGACGATCCAGTGCGCCCGGCCCCTGATCTTCGGGAACTTGCCGCCCTTGCTGATCCGGGTGGCGAAGCTGTCCAGCACCTTGTAGCCCGCCGATGCCACGGCCAGAGACGAGTGCTGCCGCTCGGGCAGCGTATGCTCCAGAACGCCATCCGAGTGCAGGTGCCCGTCGATTAGCAGATCGGCTTCCTCGGCCTCCAGCATCTCGCGGATGTGACCATGCAGGCGGTGGAACCACGAATTGCCCTTGCCGAACTTGTGCGTCAGGCTGACGCGGCAGTCGCGGCCATTGGGCGTGCGGACCACGAAGCGGCACATCCAGTAATCGCGGATCATGTCGTCGGGCAGCCACTCAGAAAACAGGTTTGACAGGTACGGGTTCATCTCTTCGTGGTTGCCGTCCACCCACGCATCAGGCTGGAAGATGTCGATGTAGTATTGCGCCCGCAGCAGCGCGTCCGGCATCGTGCATTCCTGATCGGCCCACTTCTTGGCCAGACGCCCGGCCAGCGGCCAGTTGTTCAGCAAGTCACCGCCGTGGCACATGACGGCGTCCAGATCGTGGGCCGCCCGGATGTCGGCCTCCAGCAGCCGCAGCGGCGTGGAATTGTCATCGACGTGCGGATCGGTGGCGTGGAAGATGACATACGCGCCATCCGGGCGCTCAATCACGGGCCACGTCTTGCGGACAGCCTCAGACAGCTTGCGCTCGACTACGCTGGCGTGGCTGTCCCAAGCCTCCTGTGGCGTTTTTGCATCACTCTCCAGATTATAGCCCACGTCGGCCAGCTTGATCAAAGTATCGGCCTTCGGAGGGTTCGCTTTGGCGATGGTAACGCGGCTCTGGAACGTCCTGTAGGGGATGCCCAGCGCGGCGGCTGCCTTGCGCATGTTTCCGTATTTCTCAACGGCGGCCAGCGCCTGAGCGCGTTCAGCTTCAGAAAGGGGGGGTCTCACATCGCTTCTCCGTCCCAGAAGTCCCAGCCCCAGAGAACGGCGCAGGCGGTGTCATTGGGCGGCAGGACGATCAGTATCCACTCGCCGTCGATGTGCGACACATACAGCCGCGCGTCCACTTCGCCGAGGGAGGTGGAGACGATGGGCGATCCAATCATCTCCATGTTGTTTTCTGCCATGAACGCATCAAGCTGCGACGCAGGCAGGCAGGCAGGTTCTTGTGCAGATGCTGCGCTAGTAAGGCAGATCGCCGTTGCTGTCAGGAGGTGCTTCATCATCAAGCGCCCTTTCTGCTAGGGCCGCGCACAGCACCAGCAGTGCCTTGTACGCAGCGATGACGGTCGGCACTTCTGCCGCCGTGAACTCCCTCCCTACCCGCGCAGTTTCCGCGCGGCCAATCAAGTCGGTGCCCTGTTCTATCAGGGGCATGTCTTTCCAGATGTCAGTCATTCCAATAGCGATCATGTGATTTCCGGCAGTGGTTGCGCCCGAAGACGAAAGTGAAGCAACGCCAGAATGTTGATGTGTCTTGGTGGTGCCACGCGCGCGAACAGAGGCTCTGGCTCTTGTCGCTGTATATGCAGTCGTGGATGCGCCTGCTCAGGGTGACCAGCCACACAGCCTTTCTCCTGTGATGTTGTGGGTAAGTATTTGACGTGACGTGCCTTCTGTCAACACGTCGGCCACCGACGGGCGGATCGGCTCCGCCCAGTCGCAGCTATTCGTCGTCACGCATCCAGCGAGTAAGATCGTGCTGCACGTCAGCAGGGCTGCGGCCTTCCACATAGTTCTCCACCTCTCTCTGTGTCTGCATTGCCTCAACCGCCCTCTCGGCGGCTTTGCGCCGCTCTGCGTTGACGCCAGATCGCCGAGCGCCGATCAGCACGGCTAGCCCGGCGACCGCAGCGGCCACATACTGCCATGCGCCGCCAAGCAGCCAGTTAATGATCGTCTGCATCGCTGAAGACCCTCGACAGCTTGTCCCGAATGCCGATCAGGCCGAAGCCCAGCCCCATCATCGCGGCGGGCGAACTGTCGCCGTTGCCCGACAGCATGGCGATCAGGACGCCGAACTCGTTGGTCCAGCGGCCAGCGCCAGCCATCATGGCGATGCCGATGGCGATGGAGAAGACACCCGCCCACCACGTCATGCTTTTCAATCGAATGTATCGCATGGTCACCTCCGAAATAGGCTGAGAAAGCGCTCCAGCAGCGTCATGGGTTCCAGATCGGCGTTCACGTCGAACAACTGCTCCGCCGGGTGATCCATCATCAGGGCCTCCAGTTCCGCCGGGGGCATGATGCGCAGCGCTTGGCTGTACTTGTTATTGGCGTTGACCTTCCAGACGGTGATGCCATCGCGCGGGTACTCGCCGAACAGGAACATCCGGCGCTCTTCCTCGCGGCGCTTCACCAGCCCCTCCAGCACGACAAGCTGGCCGTTGACGCGGCCCTTGTTGTAGAGCGTCAGGCGGCGCGCGGCATCTTCCCGGTCGCCTCGGTTCAGCGCCTCGGTGGCGGAGGCGCGAGAGATCGCGCCCGTGTTGAAGTGGAAGCTGACCAGCGCGTCGAACTCGTTCTGCGCCAGCGGCACCTTGACCGCGCGGTTCACGCCGTCCTCGTATTTCTTGATGTGCTTCTGGAACAGGGCGACCGCCTGCTTGATGGCGGCATCCACATCCTCGGGCATTCCGCGCGGCATCTTCTCCGGGTCAGGCGCGCCGCTCATTTTGGTATGACCAATGCCGAAGGTCCACACGCCCACCGGGTCGATGTAGGGGGCTGGGACGATGCCCTCAGACTTGGCGATGGCGATCAGGCCGCGCATGCTGGTCTTCATTGTCCGTTCCCCACTTTCATAAGCAAAGATTTGATGTCGTCTCGCATTTCGGCCAGCATTTTGTTGGTGTCGTCTCGCGCCTCTTTGGACATCTCTAAGTCCTCCTTGCGCTGCGCCCAGAGCCGTTTAATTTCTTTGGTGTTGTCCATCGCACGCGCCTCCAGACGGACCAACCAGACAATCAGGGCGACGAAGCCCAGCACGATTGGCCAGAATTGAATTAGCAGGTCCATCATCACCTCCATATCCTCTAATTAAAGCACCACTCGCGCCTTGCTGCTGATGGTGTCGGGGTCGATCAAGGACACACCCATCAGAACCTTGCCTTCTTCGAGGTGGTTCCGCTGCGTGTCGTCTGCCCCGGCTGCGGTCCACTGTGCGGCCCATTTCTGCCAGAG